TTGTCAAAATTGCTTTCAAACCATCAAATTGTATAAATACAAAATGGTACATATCCATTCCAAATTCAAATAAGTGCAAAGAAACCGCCTGATTTTTGTATAAATCAGGCGGTTTCATGGTGGGCCCTCGGGGAGGCTATGCGAACCGTTTAGCAACGCAAATGTCGGCTTAGTTGCATCCGTAAAGCCGATTGGGAACTCCGTCTTTGTTTTGGCGTCCGGGGAGAAATAAATGTCATAGTGGTCGGAGTGGACGTAGGCGCGGACCAAGAAGGTGTCGATCAATGCCTCCTGGTACAGTGGATCGAACAGGTCTCCGTTGGCGTAGTAGTCCAGAGCCGCGACGATTTCATCCCGGGTCGGCAGATCAGCGGCGCGGGATTTTGCCACGGCCAGGCGGGAATTGAGGTTGTCCTTTTGGAGCTCCAGCTCCAGGAGGCGGTCCCGGGTGGTGGGGGTAAACAGGCCCTGCTCGATGGCGCTCATAAGATTTTTAAGAGCGCGGTTGGTCTCCTGCAGTTGATCCTCCAGCAGCGTCAGGTCCGGGTTGGCGTAAGCCTCACACTGGTAGTCATAGGTGGCCTGAGCGATAGCCTGGATCGTCTCCGGGGTGAGCATGGTCTGCTTGATGGCGGCGGCGATCTCGTATTCGACGTCTTCCCGGCGGATATTTTTCAGCCCGCAGCCGGGGGCGGTTTTTGAGATCCGGCCCTTGCAGGCATAGTAGTGGTGCAGGCTCTGATTTCTGGCCGTCCCGGAGACGCCGATCAGCGGGCTGCCGCAATCGCCGCAAAAAAGTTTCCCGGTCAGCAAATAGACGCCGTCCTGACGGCGGCGAGACATGGGGGCGTCCGGCATAACCGCACGGCGAGGATTTTTTTTGCTGATGGCTGCCCGCTGGACGGCGTCAAACTCGGCCTGTGTGACAATTGCGGGGATGCCTCCGGGGATACGGATATCCTGATAGATGTAGATGCCGGTATAGCGCTCGTTAGCGAGCATCCGATTAAAGGATGACTTATTCCAGGGCTGCCCTTTTTTGCTGCGGAGGCCCCGATTGTTAAGATCATCGATGATATTGGCAAGAGGCTCCCCTGCCCCCACGCGGCGGAAAATCTCCTGGACGACAGCCGCCTCCGTGGGCTCCACGGCATAGCGGCCATCCGGCCCCTTGCAATAGCCCAGCGGCAGAGATCCGTTGACCATGCACTTTTTGGCATTGTCCATCTGGCCGCGGCGGACTTTGGCGGCCAGCTCCCGGGAGTAATACTCCGCATAACCCTCCAGCATAGACTCCATCAGGATGCCCGCCGGCGTCTCCGCAATAGGTTCCGTTGCCGAGAGCAGCTTGACCCCGGCCTGTTTGAGCTTGTGCTTGCTGGTGGCTGCGTCATAGCGGTCCCGGGAGAAACGGTCCAGGGCGTAGACGATCACATAGTTCCATCCGCCCTTTGCGGCGTCGGCCAGCATCCGCCGGAAGCCGGGGCGGTTGTCGTTGGTGCCGGTCAGGGCCCGGTCCGTGTAGACGTCCACCACATCGATGCCGCCCCGCTGGGCAAAAGCCCGGCAGACAGACAGCTGCTGGTCAATAGAGGCATCCCGCTGGGCGTGAGATGAGTAGCGGGCATAGATCACAGCGTTTGGCATAGTGTTCTCCTTCCTACCGGTGTCCAAATTGGACACCGGTCATCCTTGCGAGCCCTCTTCCGGGGGCACAATCGTCAGCAGGCCGAGGGCCTGCTGCCACATCACCATCGTTGACATCCTAGGCGTCCACCGTCCCGCAATCCAATCCCGCAGGACGGAAATGTCCATACAAAAGCGGTTAGCCATTGCCTGATCAGACAATCCGCACGCCTTAATAATATCCGCGGCGGTCCTGGACATGACGGAAAAACAGTCGGCCAGGACGTTAGCCCGCTCAGACTCAGGGATGTGCAGGAGATACTGGCTATGGATCATAGCGTCGACATACATCTGCAAGCTCCCATAGTAGCGGGCCTCTTTTAGGAGGTAGGCACTGCCGTCGTAGCTTAGGGTTAAAGTAATTGGTGTAATGGCTTGCTCGCGCTGGGGCACATACTGCTGCAGCGCCTCTCTCCGGACGCATCCGCAGGATGTGCATACGCCGTTGATCAGGTCGTAACGCGTGACGGTAACCTCATTCCCACAGCGGCAGCGGCAAACAGCTGTGCCCCCTTTGGGGCCGAGAGTCTCAACCGTCAGCAACCCAAAGACCTGCCCAACCTCGATTTTGATCGTATCTTTGTACCGCCCGCAGCCACAGGATGCAGATCGACCAGCTACAAGATGACATATCATCACATCACGGACAGTCCCGCAGGTACAGACACATTTCACGGTGTTGTTTTTTACCCCGGGCCCCAACACCGTCCAGCGTCCAAAAGTCTGCCCGACAAGCTTCCCACGGGTATCCTCTGGCGCACGAGGCGGCGCCGGATACAATGATCTCCCGCATCCACAGCTCAACGTTTTCCCGCTCATCAGTGCGGAGCGGGAAACGTCTTTTTCTCGCCCGCAGTCGCAGAGGCAGCGGGCGTACCGCTTGCCGCGCGCAGATGCCCCGAGGACCAGCCAGCGGCCGAAGCGCTGGCCGGTTAGATCCCGCGCCTGTCTCATAGTTTTAACAGCCCCTCAGCGCGCTGCAGCAGCAGGCGGGTATACATGGGGCATTTTGCGACCCCACGACACCAGTCCTCAACGGTGCGCTTTGGGATGCAATATTTCTCGGCAAAGGCGGCCTGGCTCAGGCCGGAGGCGGAGACAATCTCCCGGACGGTGCGGTTAACCGCCTGATAAATGCTGCGGAGGTCGTCAAGCCGTTGGGCTGGGATATCCTCGTCCTCAACATCGCCCCACATGGAGGGCAGGGCGAGGTCGGAAACGTAGGCGTCAATATCGGGGTAGGCGGGGACTTCCCGGACGCAGGCGACGAATTGAGTGTCGGTCATGGTATTGTCCTTTCTGCCCTCGTTACCTCCGGGGCGGGTGGTGGTTATTTCTGGTTTTTCTTGGCCTTCCGGGCGGCGTGGTTTCTGCGGGCGTTGGCGTTGACCTTGTCGCGGTAGGCTTTGTACTCTTCAGGCGTCATCGCGTCGATTTTCTCGCGGATGCGCTTAAGCTGGTAGGCGTTGTAGTAATTGCGGTTTGCCTTTACCCACGATGCGCAATTATTGCTGTGGTTGATACGGCTGCATTCCGGGCTGCAGGTAATCGACGCGTCAGTCGGGACAAACATTTTCCCGCAGACAACGCAGGGAATTTGGGCGTTCGCCGCAGTGCGGACAGCCTTGCGCTCTTCCGGGGTGGTATTTTCGGCATTCCAGCGTTTGGAATGCTGGCGATCAATTTCGCGGTATCGAGCCGGTGCACATTTGGGGCAATACCGCTGGCGTGCGCTGTTGACGATATATTCAGCGCCGCATACCTCGCAGACGTCTGTGCTTCCGATGGGTCGCGATGCCCCGCCGCGCCTGTACCGGGCGGCGGCGTCCTTTCGGCGTTCCGCGCAGCAATCCGGGCAATACCAGGCGCGGGGGCCGCCGGGAAAGGACTTCCCGCATTGGCGGCAAGTCCTCGGCCGGATTGTTGTCTTCTTCTGGGCGGCGACGCAATCCGGGCATGCGCTGGAACCAGGATCGCCGTCGTAGGTGGCGCCGCAGTACTTACAGATCTTCTTCATCGACAATCAGCTGCCATTCGTCGCCTCGGTCAATCTCGTCCTCGGACAGGGCCAGAAGGCACTCGCCGTCGTTGCCGGAGTTGGCGCTGTTGCACTCGTCGCGCCACCAGTCGATCAGGTCCTGGGCCTCGGCGTCGCTTGCAAAGATGGTGTCGGAGCCGGAATCGTACTCGTGGTCGCAGCGGAAGTTGGTTTCCAGATCCTGGAAGCAGTCAGGCTCAAAGCCCGCGTTCCAGCCGCCGCGCCACAGGCGGAGGGCGATGTCGATCATTTTGGATTCGGTTTTGATTGTCATAGTAGTAATCTCCTTTGTGATGTGGTGGTGGGCTGGTCAGATGATCTCGACACCGAGCTTCTCAGCGGCGGCGTAAACGACCTGCTCAAAGGTCTCTCCGTCTGCGGCGTTGTAGGCGTCCAGCATGTCGGCGGCCTCGCACAGGACCTTCAGGTCCTCGTCTTCCCAGGTCTCGGAGCTGCGGATTTTCTCGGCCAGAGCGATGATTTCAGATTTTTCCATGATGATCTCCTTTTTGTTTTGTTTGGGTATCTCTCTTAAGTGTCTTTATTATACCACGGATTCCGTGGTATGTCAATAGGGAGATCAACATTTTTTCAAAAAAATCCGCACGGGAGACGTGCGGATTTTTGGTCAGGGGGTGCCACGGGTGCGGCGGATGGTGATGGCGAGGGCGGCGGTCAGGGTGCCGAGGAGGGGGATGGCAACGAGGATGCACAGGATACACAGCCAAAGACCAGCTGGGGAGCCTGGGCGGATAAAGCCGTAGTTGGGGTTGCGGGCGTCCATGATGACATAGATCACAAAGGCCGTGGCAAAAAACGCCAGCAGGCCCAGGAGGGCGCAGATGATGACATTGCGCTGCCGGACGCCGCGCTCGTAGACGGCCAGGCGCTCCTTGTACAGGGCGATGATCTGGTTGGCGCCGTCCAGATGGGCCTGGGTGACAGTCTCGCCGGTGGCCGCTGGCTGGGCGTGGTCGAGGGTGTTGAGGTCCAGATCCAACACGGAGGCCATGGCAGCCACCTGGTCATACGTCGGGTTTTGTGTCGCACCGGACAGGATCTTAGCAACGGTGTGCTCCGGTACCCCGGACTTTTCGGCAAGGGAGCGGTTGGTCTCCCCTGCTGCGTCTTTCGCGCGGCGGAGGGCCTGGGGAGCGGTGGGTTGAGGGATGGTCATTTTGTCATTTTTAACGCCTCCGGAAAATCTGGCCCCGGAAAATGCCGGATATGCTCGCGTCTGGAAAATCCGGCGCTGTACAAAGGCCGATCTGTCTTGTAGGATTATTTTAACGCCTGAGACGCAGATGCGCAAGGCGCAAAATCCACAAAAATCTTACAGGGGGCGCAGCAATTATGACAATAGGGACGCAAAAAGCGACAAAAAACGACTGGACTCGACGCATTATCATTTTGCTGTGCCGGGCAGACGCCCGGCAGCTGCGGGAAATCTACTATATCATCTCCGGGTATCTCTCCGCATCCTGCCCGCCTCCGCCCATGGTCTGCACCCCGCCGCTGTCTGACGGCGGGGCGGCCGATCAGATAGCCCAGTAAGTGCAGCAAGCCCCCGCCGGTGGTCGGCGGGGGCTTTGAATTGTGTCCAAATTGGACACATTACATTATGCTGATCAGTCTGTCCAGCAGCAGGCCGGTGGTCAGGCAATCCGAGAGGCTGCGGTGGGCATCCACGGGGACAAGCCCGCACTGGGTAGCTACATAGCCCAGCTTGTAGCTGGTGAGGGACAAATCGCCCTTAAAATACTTCCGGGCGATGGCCAGCACATCATAGTACTTGCGTCGTTTGACGTTCAGGTCGATGCCGGAAGCATACAAAAATTTGAGGTCAAAGGGGAGGTTATAGCCGACGATGGGCGCCGTGCCGCAGAAATCGGCAAAGGACTGGGCCACCTGGGCAACGGTGGGGGCGCCGCTGACCATTGCGTCGGTGATGTTATTCACGGCGCTGGCCTCGGCAGGGATGCGCTGGCCGGGGTTGATCAGAGTTGTCCAGCCAGCCACGGGCCGGAACTCCTCGAAGCGGATGGCGGACAGCTCGATGATGCCGTCACAGTTGGCGGACAGTCCCGTGGTCTCCGTATCGATGACCACAAAGGCGGGCAGCGTGTCCCGGTTAAACGATGCCGGGATATTGGCATAGCGGATCTCCGGCATATCGGCGAGGGGCAGCGGCTGCAGGTCGGCAGTTCGGTCAATGGCGACTTTTGCAAAATCCAGCCCGTCCAGGGCGTCCCGGAAGCGCTGATCTTCCCGCTCCTTCCGCTGGGCCTCTGCCCGCCGTGCGGCCTCATATTGTTTCTCCCGCTCGGCGGCAGCTGCATGCTCGGCCTCTGCGGCTGCCGCCTTTGCCCTGCGCTTCCGCCAGGCGTGGCCCGCCCAAACGAGGCACGGGATCAGCAGGACAACCAAGATTGCAAGCCACACAGGGACGTCAAAAACCCGGGCGAAGAGTGCGACAACGGCCAGCACCACCAGAAGCAGCACCCAGCCCCCGCCCCCGGAGCCGGTAGATTGTTTTTGTTTTGACACATGGACCATCCTCTCTGTCTTGTAATAGGCCCAGTATACAAAATTTCCCAACGTTTGGCAAGGACAAAAAACGGGGGCCGAGCATTAAGCTCAGCCCTCGCTTTTGGTGGAGTGCTTGTCAATCAAAGCCACCAGCTCCCGGAGCTGCTCCACAAGCTCCCGCCGCTGTTCAGGGGTCCGACTCCGGAAAAACTCGATAAAGCCGTCGACTACAGGATCGTGCATTGCCAGCAGCGAGCCAAAAGCCATAGCCACATCATCTCTGGGCGTCGCCCCATACATGTCTCCTTCGCCAGTCTTAATCCAGTCAAGAGAGACATCAAACTCCGATGCGATGCTCCGGAATAGGCTCTCTTTAGACGCCATGTTTTTAATCTTTGCAAACTCGACGTTTGTGACTTCTGACGCCGAGATGCCCAGCCGCTCCGCAAACTGCGCCCTCGTGAGCCCCGCAGACTCTCGGATGAGGCGGATGCGATCGCTTATTTCCATCGGTATCACCTCCTTACATCGAGATAATACCACGTTGTTTTTTGTATGTCAATAAAAATTTTTTATATTTTTTGCATTTGCATCTTGACATACAACTTATTACGTGCTATATTTGTATCACAACAAACGAGCGAGGTGAGTACATGGACATCCTTACCGAGGGTGCGGCGTTAATCAAGCACGGACTGGAGACAAACGCCGACACCATGAAAATGATGCTGCTGGCAATCCAGACGGGGTACAACCTCCGGGCCATGGAGCAGCCCAGGGACGACAAGCCGGAAAAACAGGCGGGCTAAGGCCTGCCGGGGAATATAAGGAGGTACTTATGGCACAGGCAAATCCGGGGCAGGACTATTTCTCTCAGCTACCCGAAAACGTACGGTTAAATTTCGCCCGGCAGACGGCACAATTTATCTGCCGTGTGAAGGAGGACAACCCCCAGATGTGGGCCAAGATCAAAGAGGCGGCCGCACAGAAGGGGCAGCAGTGAGGATGAGATCAGCATGGTAACAATGTACCAGCTGGGCCAGCTGGCCGCGTTTCTGGACGGCATCAAGGCAGGGCGCACGGCTTTCCCGCAGTACGTCCTGCTGGAGATCGCCGACATCGTGGAGCCCATGATGTATAAGGAGCTCCGGGAGCTGGAGACCCAGGAGCTCGCCAAAGGCGAGCAGAGCAAACAATGAGCTTCTGCGCCGTTGAGCTTTGATCAGCGGCAGCCCAAACCCCGTTAGAATCGCCGGGGGACAAAGTTCATAGCCTCCGGGTCCGTAGTGCGGCCCGGGGGCGCATAAAGGAGGATGCGTATGTGGCAGGTTGTTACAGATATCGGGCTGCAGGTCTTCGCCGGGACGAAACCTCGGTGCAAGGCATATCTTCGGCAGGCCCTGGAAAAGGGATCCCCTCCGGGATTTTTGCGCATCGTCAAGCGATAAATCGGGGGCCAGGTATGCCGGTCTTTGGGACATTTCACCGGCGGCGCGGAGGGTTCTCCCGTACCTCCAGAAGGGCGGTCCGACTCCGCCCTCCCCGAAACCTCCAGTATTCCGACGCCGGGAGCCGATGGGCGTACCGGGGCAGGCCAGCCCATCCATACGCGCAGAGTGCAAGGGACACACCCAGGCAGCACAGTCTGGGAAGCCGGGATCGTTGCCCGGTCTGCGCTCCAGGGGCCGCATACGCCCCAGACCTCCTAAATCTTGTCTTGTTGGCACCCCGGAAAGACGGGGCCGCGGCGGGCGGAATCCCGCTACCAGGCGCCTCGTTTGCCGATTGCCTGGCGCCGAATTAAGTAAGGACAACCTGACCGCGGGCAACAAGGCCCGGCGAGACAGGCCGCACTTGTGACAGCCCGGAGAGACGATGCACCCCCGCAGGGGTAGAACGCGGTGGCAATGCGGAAGCCAGTTACGCATGACAGGCCGGACAGACGGCCCGCGAAAAGAAAGGGGCGAAGGGCTAATGGCCGAGAGACCGAAGCCGGGGTACTACGCCGTCATCCCCGCCGATGTGCGGTACGATGACCAGCTCCCGGCAAACGCTAAACTGCTCTACGGAGAGATCTCCGCATTAAGTAACGCGACCGGCGTGTGCACCGCCCAGGACACCTATCTGGCGGCACCCTACGGTTTTACAGACCGGACCATCCGGGGACTGCTCAAAGCCCTGGAGTCCGGCGGGTACATCCACACGGAGGTACTCCGAGACCCCGACACCGGACAGGTGTCGGGCAGAAATATCTATCTGGCCTCCGCCTTTGCGGCCAAAATTTTGAACGACCTGCAGGCGGAAAAAAGTGCGCCGTCCAGTGGAAAAGATTTTCCAGTGGCCAGTGGAAAATCTTTTCCGGAATATATAAAGAATAATAATATACATAACCCCCCAAAGCCCCCCCAAGGGGGCGTGTGTCCCGATGGCAAGCCAAAGAGACGGCGAGGCGAGTACAAGGCCAAAGCCGACACCCTGCCGGAGCGGTTTGAGGGCTTCTGGCAATTTTACCGGGGCATCTGCCCGGCGGGGACCAACCCCGGCAACCGGCAGGACGCAATCAGGGCCTGGGACAAGATCGGGCCGGATGACGCCAAGGCCACGCTGATGGGCAAAGCCCTGCTGCAGCAAAGCCGGAGCGACGACTGGACACGGGGCATCGGCGTGCCCCACGCCTCCACCTGGCTTAACAAGCACATGTGGGAGGACGACTGGGGCGGTCAGGCAGCGGAGGCCCCGCCTGCAGCTGACCGCCGGGAAGGAGACTGGCTATGACGGGCGACAAGTGGCTGGATGCGCAGTACAGTGTCCTGGGCTCCGTGCTGATCTCCCCGGAGGTCGTGCCACAGGTGCTGCAGGAGACCCGGGAGACGGATTTCGAGGGCGCCTGCCGGACGGTGTACAAGGTAATCCGGGATCTGTTTCTGGCGGGTCAGCCGGTGGACCCGGTGGCCGTGGCCGGAAAGCTGGGGCAGGATTACCACCAGTTTCTGGCCCAGCTGATGGAGATCACGCCGACGGCGGCGAACGTGGGCTACTACCTCAAGCTGACCCGGGAACAGTCCCGAGCCGCCCAACTCCGGGAACTGGGGAAGCAGATGTCCGCCGAGACGGATCTGGACAAGCTGCAATCGCTGATGGCTCAGGCCAACGGCGCCACGGTGGACCGGCCCGGCGTCAGAGTCTACACCATGGGCGAGCTGCTCCAACGGTTTTACCAGCGGCAGGCCACCAAGGCCGAGTATCTCAGCTGGCCCATCCAGGAGCTGGATTACCGGCTCTATGCCGAGCCGGGGGATTTTATCGTTTTCGGCGGCCGCCCTTCCTCCGGCAAGACCGCCTGGACGCTGCAATGCGCCAGACACTGGGCCAAGCGGTACAAGGTCGGCTTTTTCTCTTTGGAGACCAACGAGGACAAGATCACAGACCGCTTTGTGGCTTCCGCGGCGCAGATATCCATGCGGGACATCAAGCGCCGGACCATCGGGGCCGCCGACTCCGAGCACCTGTGCCAGATCGCCGGGTCGCTGGCCGAGACGGCGGTGGAGATTATCCCGGCGGCGGGCATGACGGTGGCAGACATCCGGGCCGTGACCATGATGCACGGCTACCAGCTGATCATCGTGGATTACTTACAGCTGATCATCGGCAGAGGCGGCAGCCGGACCGAGGAGGTCACGGGTATTTCCATCGGCCTGCACACCATGGCCCAGAGTCTGGGCGTGACGGTGGTGGCCCTGAGCCAGCTGTCCCGACCGGAAGACAAAAAAGGCTCCCGGGCTCCGGATATGGACAGCCTGCGGGAGTCCGGCCAGATCGAACAGGACGCGGACATCGTCATGATGCTCAACGAGGCCAAAGACAGCACAGACCGGGAGCTTTGGGTCCGCAAAAACAAGGAGGGCACCTGCTTCCAAGCCCGGCTGGCCTTTGACGGTGACCACCAGACATTCACCAAGGCCCTGAGTCAGGAGGCGCAGGCGGAGCTGGATAAATTTAAGCACGCCCGGAAAAAGCCTCTGCCCACACCGGTGGCCGCAAAGGAAGACTATCAACAGCTGCCCATGGACACGGAGGTGCCATTTTGACCTACAACGAGCTTTACAAGGCCCTGCGGACGCTGGCGGTGGAGACCGGCAGTCTCCCCTGTCTGGGCTGTGAGTACACCAACAACTGCGGGATCAGCGGGTGCGCGATCCTGCGGGCCGCATCGGAGACCATCCGTCAGCTGCGGCATCAAAACGAGACTCTTACGGCGGCGCTCAAGGCCGCCGAGGAAAAATAAAAACGAAGGAGCGCGAAGACTTTGAGAGTTACGGCGATATGCAATCTGAAAGGCGGGGTGGCCAAGTCCACCACCGTCATCAATCTGGGGGCCATTCTGGCCCGTGATTACGGCAAGCGGGTGCTGCTGATTGACGCGGACTGCCAGTGCAATACCACGGCATTTTTCGGAGGCGACCCGGAAAAGGGCAACATTGCCCGGGTGCTGCGGGAGGCGTCCAACGACAAGGACCCGGGTGTCTATGCCGCCCATCAGATCCAGGCGACGGACACCGTCGATCTGCTGGCAGCGGACGACAGTCTGATGGATCTGGATCTGACCAAGGCGGAAAACGGCACGGCTGACGCGGCGGTGCTCAAAAAGCTGGTGTGGACGGTGCGGGGCATGTATGACGTTATTTTGATCGACTGCCCTCCGGCTTTTAACGCCGCTTCGGCGGCGGCCCTGATCGCGGCGGACGATGTGGTCCTGCCCATCAAAATGGACGCTTTTACTTTGCAAGGCATGGGCAACATGATGCGGCAGATCAGCAACATGCGGCAGCTCAATCCCAAACTCCAGGTTGCCGGAGTACTGCCCACCATGTGGTACAAGGACGCCCTGATGGCGGACAGCGAGGCCCAGCTTGCCAAGGCCGGCCTGCGGATCTACCCGCACATCCGGTACAGCCGTCCGGTGGACAAGATGACATTCACACAGCAGCCGCTGTGCATTTCCAGCCCCCGGAGCGGGGCCGGGCTAGACTACCGCCGGTTCGCGGCGGCGTACGTGGAGGAGGGCAAGAGCTATGGCCTTTAATCTGGGGGACGTCCTCAAAAATGTGTCCAATTCGAACACTGGGCGGGAGCAGATCACCTACCTGCCCATTGACAACCTGGACAGTGACGCCGGGAATTTTTACGAGCTGACGGGCATCGACGCTCTGGCAGACAACATCAGCGTGGCAGGTTTGCAGCAGCCCATCCGGGTGCGGGCCGGGCAGGAGCCGGGACGCTACACCATCGTCTCCGGTCACCGGCGGATGGCTGCCTGCCGGAAGCTGGCGGAGGAAAACCCCGAAGACTGGCGGGAGGTGCCCTGCATCATCGAGACGGACGACGCCTCCCCTGCTCTGCAGCAGCTCCGACTGATCTACGCCAACGCCAACACCCGCCAGCTGACCTCGGCCGAAATGAGCGAGCAGGCCCAGCAGGTGGAAAAGCTGCTGTATGAGCTCAAAAAGGAGGGCTACGAGTTCCCCGGCCGGATGCGTGACCATGTAGCCGAGGCCGTGGGGGCCAGCAAGACCAAGCTGGCCAGGCTCAAGGTAATCCGCGACAAGCTCATCCCGGACTGGGCGGCCCTCTGGAAATCCAACGACATCGGCGAGTCCCAGGCCTACGAGCTGTCCAAACTCCCGGCGGAGACCCAGCAGTATATTTTTTCCTGGACGCCAGAGCGGCGCAGGGGAACTCTTGGCCAGTATGGCGTCTCTTCCCGTGGGGAAGCCCTTGCGGCGCTAGGCGACATCAGCTGCGACAAGACCGGCTCCGGTGTTTGCGACAACGTGGAAAATATGCGGATGCGGATCGTCAAGGGCGACAGCTGGGACGTCAAATGCACCGGCTGCTGCGCAAGCTGCTATAAGCGGATGGACTGCAAATACGTTTGCCCCCGGCTGGCCAAGGACATCAAAGCCCGGAAAGACAAGATCAAGCAAGACGAGGCCGCCAAGAAGAAGGCCGAGAAGGACGCCGCCGCGGAAAGGGCCACATTTTGCCGAGACCTGTGGGCGCATTTTGAGACGGCCCGAGCGGATGCAGGTATCAGCTACCGGGAGCTGGTCAAAGCCGCCGATCTGTATGATATGGGCCCATACCGGGACGCCTATCTCGGACACCCGGAGGATCTGGACAAGATCAGCCAGTTGCCCTATGGATTTGGCCGCGTTGACAATTTCCAGAATTTGGTTACAGTTGCGGATATTCTGGGCGTCAGCGTGGATTATCTGCTGGGGCGGGACGCTCCGGCAGCGGCTTCCGGAATCTGGCACTCCGGAAATCCGGAGGAGCCGGTGCGGCGCTGGATCCCGTGCAGCGAGAGGTTGCCGGAAATCAACGGTGAGGCAGTCAGCTATCTTGCGTATGTGCCCAGCTTTGGCTCCGTCGACATTGCTGACTATCACCCAGACGTGGGCGAGTGGGATGTCATGGGGCTGCCCGTAACCGTCACCCACTGGATGCCGCTTCCGGAGCCGCCGGAGAAAGGAGATCCCGGCCATGGCTGATGATTGCAAGTGGTGGCTGGATCCGCTGCCCTATAAGGTTGTCGGGACCAATGGCCGCATCCTCTACCAGACTCCGCTCAGTCTGCGGCATTCGCCGCGGATCGAGCGGGAGCTGATGGACGGAGGGTGCTCTATCTGGATCAACGGCAAGAGGCTGACGCGGAAGGAGGTGGCTCAGCGTGGCCAGGCGGTCAAAGTGTAAAGTATGCCACGCCCGCGGGGCAGAGGTCGGCAAGGATGGCCGGTGCTGCGGATGCCGGATGGCCCTCTGGGCGACCCAGCGGGGCATGATGTACGGCTCCCTGATGGGGCGGCTGTACCAGGCGGGCGTAGACCCGGAGACGCTGGATGTCCCGGACCTTCCACCGGTCCGGGATATGCGGAAGCACTGGAGGTGACCGCCATGGAGCAGCGGTGCCGGATCTGCGGAGTCCCGAGTCAAACGGACCGCCAGGGGCGGTGCCGTTTGTGCCGGGAGGTCAAGGCCGCCTGTGACGCTGGCCTCAGCTACGGGCGGTACAAAAGCGTCTTATATATGCGGTACGGCGACCAGCCGGAGCTGCCGCCGGACTTCTACCGGGAGTGCCCGGTTTGCCACAGGATATTTTTACCCAGACGCAAAAATCAACTTTATGACGTGCCGGCCTGCGGTCAGATCGTAGCGGCACGGAAATATCGACACAAGCAGCGCGCAGGCCATGAGGGGGCTCCGGCGGACATGCAGGAGGATGACCATGGCGCAGACGCTGCGGATCAAGACGGCCGGCGGGCTCACTAAGATGAGCCTGTCGCCCAGAATCAAAAAATCAGACGGCTACCAGACCCGCCGGGAGAAAAAGCGCATCTCCTCAGCGGCCCAGAAATACCTCAATTCCCGGGCTCAGCACAGCCAGCTGGAATTTATGCTGGCCGCGAACGTCCGGCCCGGGGATTGGTTCTTGACCCTGACCTACGACGACAAGCACCTGCCGGACAACTGGGACCGTGCGGACAAACGCACCAAGTGGTTCTGCCGGAAACTGCGAGAAAGCCGTCCGGAACAAAAGACCATGTATTTTTACAACATCGAGAGGGCGCACTGGTCCGAGGACCCAGAGTGCTGCCATCGATGGCACCACCACATGGTGGTCTCCGGGGACATCCCGATGGAGACGCTGCAGGCGCTCTGGGGCAACGGCCACGTTGACGGCCATCCCATTGTGCTGGATGCTGACCATACCTATGGCAGCCTGGCCACCTATCTGCTCAAGGAGTCCAATGAGTTCCCGGGCAAGCGGGGCTGGCGCTGCTCCAAGGGACTGGCCAAGCCGGAGGTGGACTGCATCGTGGTGGACGACGACTACACGCTGCAGGCGCCGGAAAGCGAGGGCGTCATGGTCCTGGACAATCCCGGACCGCAGGTTACAATCTACGGCAAATTCCAACGGCTTAAGTTTCAGACCCTTGACGGATATGACGGTGGCGTGATATCCTCAAAGCATGCCAGACGCAGACGGGCGTCTTAGGCACGGGGCTGCAGCGTACGGTGCTCACTGATCGCTGGCTCCTTATATCTTTTAGCTTGAGTTATTTATCTTATTTTATCGGAGGGGGTAAAACGTCATATGATTAATAGCGAGATCTGTGGTACAATGTTAGCAGTCAAGGACGGGTATGTGCGATGTCCCTACTGCGGGGCCAGCAGATTGCAGCGTATCCGGCCAGAAACCCAAGCCTCGCAGCTCCAGATTTACTGCCGCAAGTGCAAGCGGGAGCTGATCGTCGATATCGCCCAGGGCCAGTGCTTCCAGAGCCAGTGCCGATGACCTTCACGGTCGTCGTGCATTGGCTCTTTTTGTTTGACCTATGGGCTTTGACTACTCATCCAGCAACCGCAGATGGCAGCGGCTGCGTAAGCGGATCCTGGCACGGGACGGCTACATGTGCCGGGAGGCCGCGAGGTATGGCAGGCTGATTCCTGCCGATGTCGTGCATCACATCTGGCCGGCAGAGGATTACCCGCAGTATGCCTACTGCGCCTGGAATCTCATCAGCCTGAGCCGGGAAAATCACAACGCCATGCACGACAGGGTCACCGATGCTCTGACGCCGCTGGGCATCAGCTGGAAAAATCGGACCCCGCCCCCAAAAAATCCGTGATTTGGGGGCGCTTACAGCTGGGGGGCGGGACTTCGCGCACACACGGCGGGGAAAATTTTCCAGAAATTTCCCGCTCCGGCCCGTATATAGACTCGCGCACGGGCCGCGCCCGCGACCCCGCGGGCCACGATCACGGACACGTCCCACGGAAGGAGGCAGCACATGGCCAAGGAAACCCAATACCGCCAGCAGCTGGAAACTCTGGGCATCTATGACCCGGCTTTTGACGGCGCGATACACACCCTGTGCATCCAAGAGCGGGAGCTGTCCCGGGCCATGAAAGCCTGGAAGGCTACGGCGGACAAAAACGCCGCTCCCTCCATCACCGACCCGCTCTACGCGGAAATCTCCAAGCTCCGCCGTGACATTTTGGCCCGTCAGGACGCGCTGGGCCTGACACCCAAGGGCCTGCAGCGTCTGCGCCGGCAGCAGCCCCAGGTTTCGGAGGCCTCCCCGCCCCCGGCCTCCGGCAATCCGGCATTGACGCAGTTGCTCAACGACATCCGAGGCAAGCACAATGGCAGCACCCCATGAGCAGATCGTCCTGGACTACGCTAACCGGACGGCGGAATCCCCCACGGCGTGCCTGGATGTCCAGGCAGCCTGCCGGAGATACCTCAACGACCTGGCGTGTCCAATTTGGACACATCGCACCGACATGGCGGAGGGCATTATCGAGATCATCGAGACGCTTTTCTGCCACCAGCAGGGTGAAAACCTGCAGGGCCGCCCCATCCGGGGCACGCCCCTGTACCTGGAGCCCTTCCAGTTGTTTGTGATCTACAACATCTGCGGTTTTTTCGCCCCCGGCACGGATATCCGGCGCTACCAGGAGGCTCTGCTGATGCTGGCCCGCAAAAACGGTAAAACGCCCTTCGCCACGGCCCTGATCTGGGCGCTGGGTCTCTGGTACTCCAGCTCCTACAGCAAGATCAAGACCGTGGCCGGGTCCCTCAAACAAAACATGGAGGGCTTTGGCTTTTTGAGCTACAACCTGCACCGCCTGGGCCTGACCGTCAATGAGGACCCCATCCATGGCCTCCGCGTCCTGGACAGCTCCCTGGGCCACAGCTTCTCCGGGGCGGTCTGGGATGGCCAGATATCCTTCGAGGCGTTGGCCTACAAGCCGGATATCTTTGACGCTTTTAACGCCAACATCGTCCACCTGGATGAGCTGGAGCTGTACCGCAACGCCATCCCCTATGGTCGGCTGAAAGATGCCACCAAGGCCTACTCCAACAAGCTGATCCTGGCAACCACCACCGCAGGCGATGACGGCACTGGCTTCTGCGCCCAACGTGTGGCCTACTGCTCCAAGATCGTCAGGGGCGAGCTGACCGGTGCGGACGCCGACCGGATCTTTGCCTTTATCGCCCGGGCCGATCCGGACCCGGAGACCACGGAAGTTGACTACATGGACCCCAACAACTGGCAAAAGGCCAACCCCAACTGGGGCGTGACCATTCGGCCAAGCGATATGGAGGCCTCGGCTCTGCAGGCGCAGAACGACCCCCAGATGCGCAAGGAGTTTTTGACCCGGAGTCTCAACGTCTTCGTGGCCTCCTTCCGGGCCTGGTTTGACCTGGACGAATTTGCGAGGAGCGACAGCCACTATCATTGGAGCCAGCAGCAGCTGGCCCGGATGGTCAAGGCCTGGTACGGCGGTGCCGACCTGAGCAAGCTCCACGATCTGACCGCGGCCTGCCTGGCCGGCGAGATCCCCGCGGCCGCTGCCGTCGTTGACGGCAAGAAACCCGTGGAGGATGTGCTGGTCCTGATCCCACATTGCTGGTTCCCGGTGACGGCTGCCGCCGAAAAGGCGGACAAAGATCAGATCCCGCTGTTTGGATGGAAAGATGACGGCTGGCTGGACATGCCCAACGAGCCGTCCATGGACCCCACCGAGCCGGTCAAGCAATTTGAAAAATGGCGGGCCGCTGGCTTTGCAATCAAAAAGGTCGGCCACGACCGGAAATTTGCCCGACCGTATTACACGGCGATGAAGAAAGCCAAGTTTTCCGTGGCTGACCAGCCTCAGCTGGCGGTGGTTAAGTCCGAGGGCCTGCGCTATATCGAGCACAAGGCAAAAATCGGATGCTTATACTACTGCCACGCGGAGCCTTTTGCCTACTGCGTCCAGAACGTCAGAGGCCAAGAGAAGACGGACGACGTGGTCGTCTATGACAAGATCAACCCCCAGAGCCGCATCGACGTTTTTGACGCTGCCGTATTTGCCACCATCCGGATGCTGATCGACACGGAAAAGAGCTCCACGGCGGCCAAGTGGTTTGACAGCCTCAGCAAAGGAGATTAACACATGGCATTTTTCAAGCGGCGGGACAAGCCCGCCAAAACGCCCCTGCTGGGGCTGTATCTCTCCGGCAGCGGGGACCTGCCGGAAGGGTACTCCCGGCTCATCGACGCGCCGGAAGTCAGCGACTGCATCAACCGTATCGCGTCCATCCTCAGCTCCGCAACCATCTACCTCCGCCGGAACACGGCCGATGGCGACAAGCGTGTCATTGATGCCCTGTCCCGCATGGTGGATATCAACCCCATGCCCGGCATCGGCAACCGTGCCCTGCTGATCGACTGGATCGTCTCCACCATGCTGGGCGACGGAGACGGAAACGCTTTTGTCTACCCCCGGCTGGAGGGCGGCGAGTTTGTAGCGCTTGACCCCATGCCCGGAGCCTCCGCCGTCCAAAAGGGCGACACCTATGTGGTCAACTGGCAGGGCACCCCATACTCTCCCACGGACGTCCTCCATTTCCGGCTCCATGCGGATCCGCTGATACCATGGCGGGGCCGCGGCATCCGGGTTCCCGGCGAGCGTCTGGCTCAGTCGATCGCCAACACCAACGCCCTTAAGGACAACCTGTCAAAGCCGGATTACCGCCCGCCCATGGCCATCATCGTCAACGCGGACTCGGACCTGTCCGACAAGGACGCCCGGGACAATTTCCGGGCCCAGTACCTGTCCGATGACCCCGGCGAGCCCTGGATATTGCCGGATGGCCTGATCGATATCAAGACCTGGAGCCCCATGTCCCTGGTGGACATGGCCGTCAAGGATACCGTCGAGCTGGACAAAAAGAGCGTGTGCTCCCTGCTTGGCTGCCCGCCCTACATGCTGGGGCTGGAATCCTACAGCCAGGCAGCCCACAACAATTTTGTCCGTACCACCATCAACCACATCGCCACCGTCATAGAGCAGACCCTGACGCTGGGGCTGCTGGCCGACCGGCCGGATGAATATTTTAGCTTTAACCGCCGGCGACTGTACGACTATGACCTTAAGACCCTGATTGACATCGACAACTCCATGGCCGACCGGGGCTACCTCAATGGCGATGAGGTCCGAGAGGACGCGTACCGTGACCCCGCGGGGCTGACGGAGTACAAAATCCTGGAAAATTACATCCCCTACGACATGTCCGGGGACCAAAACAAGCTGAAAGGAGGCGGAGACAACGCCGAAACAGTTTAGATCTCAGCGGTCTGCATTTACGGACCCCTCTGCAGAGGGTGGGGAGCCTCACATCTCCGGCTATTTTGTCGTTTTTGACCAGCCGTACTACGTCTGGGACGACATGGAGGAGGTCGTTGACCCTCACGCCTTTGACGGCTGCGATATGTCCGACGTCCGAGCGCTCTACAACCACGATGAGCGCCTGGTTTTGGGCCGATCCAGCCAAAACACCAGCACGCTGACGTTTTCGGTCGACTCCACTGGCCTCTATGCCGACATCCAGGTCAACCCCGACGACCCGGAGGCCATGGCCGCCCGGGCCCGCATCCTGCGGGGAGACATCGACCAGGCGTCTTTTGGATTTGATGAAAACGATGTGGAGTACGTCGACCTGCCGGACGGCCGGGTCCGCCGGATCATCCGCGGCATCGCCAAACTCTACGAGATCAGCGTCTGCACCTTCCCGGCTTACGAGCAAACCAGCGTGGCCGCCCGCTCCGGCGACCCCGCCGCCCTGCGCCGGGAGATCATCACCCACAAAAAATCCAAATTAAGGAGGAAATTGAAACACCATGGCAACTAAACCCACCACCAACGTGCTCATGCTCCGGAAAAAGCGGTCCCTGACCGCCAAGAAGCTCACCGAGGCCCGAGCCAGAGCCAAGAAGCTCCGCGCCGACGAAGAGGAGCTGGCCAAGCAGCTGGAAGCCGTCCAGGATGAGATCCCCGCAGATCTGGAGCAGCAGATCCAGGAGGTCACCGACGCCCAGACCGAGGTCAACGATCAGATCGGCGAGCTTGTGGATGAGCTGTCCAACCTGGACGACCAGCTGGCCGCCGTCGAGGACACTCTGGACGAGCCCGCCCCCGAAGACGACCCCGAGGAGGACCCCACCCGCTCCGGCCGCAAGGGCGGCAGCCGCCGGGCAGCCAATCCCGTGACCGGCCGCTTTACCTGCCGCAGCCGCTGCTTTGCCAGCCGTAGCCAGCGCGACGCGTTTTACGCCAACCCCGCCGTCCATGGCTTCCTGGACCGCATCCGGTCCATCGGCACCATGGCCATGGCTTCCCGTCGCTCCGTCACCGGCGCGGATCTGACCATCCCCGACCAGATTCTGGACGTGCTCCGCGACAACCTCAACGAGTACTCCAAGCTGATCAGCAAGGTCCGCCTGCGTCAGGTCAGAGGTCAGGCCCGGCAGCACATCATCGGCAAGGTCCCCGAGGGCATCTGGATGGAGATGGCCGGTGCGCTGAATGACCTGGAATTTAAGATCACCGACATCGAGACCGACGGCTACAAGGTCGGCGGCTACATCCCCATCGACAACTACCTGCTCAAGGACTCCGACATCGCCCTGGGCGAGGAGATTCTCTACGCACTGGGCCAGGCCATCGGCTACGCCCTGGACAAGGCCATCGTCTACGGCCTCGGCCCCAACAGCAAGATGCCCGTCGGCATCGTCACCCGTTTGGCCCAGACCGGCAAGCCCGGCTATTGGACCGACACCATGGGCGACTGGACGGACCTGCACAGCTCCCACATTCTGACGCTGGACCTGGCCTCCAAGGCCGGAACGGATTTCTTCGTCCCCTTCCTGCAGGCGGCGGCCAAGGCTGAGCCCACCTACACCACCGACGGCAAGATCTGGATCTGCAACGACGCTACCCGTCAGGATCTGCTGATCCGCTCCCTGGCCTACAACTCCGCCGCTGCCCTGATGGCGGGCCTGGACAACACCATGCCCATCGTTGGCGGAGAGATCATCACCCTGGAGTTTATCCCCGACCACCAGGTCATCGGCGGCTACGGCGGCGAGTATGTCCTGGTCGAGCGGGAGGGCGGCACCTTTGCCAGCTCCGACCTGCCCCTGTTTGTCCAGGACAAGACCGTGTACAAGGGCACTGCCCGCTACGACGGGCAGCCCGTCTCCGGCGAGGGCTTTGTGGCCATCAGCTACGACAACGTAGCGCCCACCACCTCCATGGCCTTTGCCCCCAACTACGCGGGCACGCCTCTCAACGCTCTGGTGGTCACCTCCGCCAAGGGCGGCGCGGCAGGCAAGACCACGCTGACGGTAGCCGGTACCAAGTCCACCGGCAATGCCCTCTACGCCATGGTCGGCGCACCTGTCTCCGTCAACTCCGGCGACGTGCCCGGTGACGGCTTTGTCAAGTTTGCCTCCGGCGGTACCATCGCCGCAGCCAACGGCGTGGGCATCACGGTGGTTGAGGTCGACGCCAAGGGCAAGATCATCTCTGCCGGCTACGTTGCCTCCGCAGTCTCCGGCGCGTAAGCTATCCGCCCCCGGCTCAAAACCGGGGGCATTTTTGAAAGGAGAATATAGCAATGGCAAGCAATCGCTACAAGATGCCGCTCGGCATGCGCAAGAGTTATTTTTACCCTATCAAGACCACCCCGGAAAACGCCCACCCCACCTACGACACCGCCCTGGACATGGGCTCGGCCGTCAAGGGGTATCTGGCCATCACCACCGCTTCCGGCGAGATCGTAGGCGATGACCAGATCCTGCACAGCGTGGAGAGCTTTGTCTCTGCCCAGCTGGATGCGGAGACCAACCTGTCCGATCTAGAAATCAACGCCAAACTCTTTGGCCACAAGTATGCGGAGGCCACCGGCGAGGACTCCGGCAAGGACGACACCCCCGTCTCCGGCGGCTACGGCTTTATCGAGCCCATCATCAAGGACGACAAGATCACCGTATTCCGGGCCACCGCCCTCTACCACTGCACGCCCATGCCGAGCAGTGAGAAGCAGGAGGCCGACACCCGGAAGCCCACGGAATTCAGTCCAAAGACCAACGCCGTCTCCTATAAGGTGCTGGCCGACAACTCCGGTGCCTGGCGTAACCGCCAGGACTACGACACCCTGGCCGCCGCGGAGGCAGGGCTTAAAAAGATCTTCGGGGCCGCAGTCTGATGGCGGCGGCACGAGACACCCTGCTCGCCGACCTGGGCCTGATTGGAGACGTACCGGAGAAGATGAGCGCATACCTGGACACGCTCCTGGAGCAGGCCGCCAGTGACCTGGCGGATGCCGGGCTGGCTCTGGTCCCCGGCGTGCCGAAGGATGAGTTTTTGACGGCGGCATACGCCGCCTGGCTTTACCGGTCCCGGGTCACCGGAGCCGGGAAGCCGGCCCGCCTGACCCGGATGATCAACACCCGGACCGTGAATCAGACCACAGGAGGCACCGCATGATCTACGATACCGCTATAGATATCCTGTACCTGCCCAAGCCGCTGACCGTCCCCGCCGCCGGCACGCTGATGAGGAAGATCTCCGCCATGTGTGCCCGGAAGACGGTCTATGCCAAGCGGTACTGGGACGCCGTGTCCAATGACCGACACATTGACGAGTATGTGGAGCTGCCCATGCTCCGCAACGTGACCGGCGGCGACTATGCCCGCCTGATGGGGCACACCTACCGGGTGGAGCAAGCCCAGTTTGGCCAGGATGAGGACGGCCTCCCCGTCACCTGGTTGAGCCTTATGAGGATGGAGGACCGCTATGACACTTACTGAATTCTCCGCGGCGCTGGACGCCGCGGGCCTGTCCGTATATACGCCGGTCGTACCGGCCGGGGCCGCCAACTGCCTGGCCTGGCACACCTACGGGGCCATCCCCTCCATCGGAGACAACGGCAATATCCTCAATGCCCCCCAGGTGCAGATCGACATCATCACCGATGCGGCCCATGAGCTGCTGATCGACGACCTCACGGCGGTGCTCTGGACGCTGGACCTCCCCTACTCCATCCAGTCCGACGGCTACGACCCAGATTATGGGTGCCGCCGGACCATCCTGCAGCTGGTGGTGATTTGATGGCCAAGTTTGTAAGCTACGCAATGGATGACCTGCAGATCCCCTTTGACAAGATGTCCCGGCTGTCTGCCGCTGACCTGCTTGATATCCTCCGCCCAGGCGCGGAGCTGATGCGGCAGGCCATTGTCGATGCCGTCAAGTCCACCTTCACTCAGCGCTCCGGCTCTCTGGCCGGGAGCTGGGTGCTTACGGAGTCCTCCGCGGAGGGCAACGCCGAGATCACCATTGAGCCTCTGGGCGTACACCCCACCAACGGCCGCGGAATCCGGAAGAAAAAGCGGAAGAAATCCGGCGGCGATGCCAATGCGGTCGTTGCCTACGCGCTGGAATACGGCACCCCCCGCATCCCTGCCCGGCACTATATCCAGCACACGACGGAGGAAAAAGCCGAGGAAGTCACCGCCGCCATGCAGGAGGCCATGAATAAGAAATTGGAACAACTGGGGTTGTGAAAATGAAACGAATCGAATTTGAATTTAACGGCCGTATCTATTTCCTGGCATTTACGGCTGAGGCGCTTTTTACAGTGTACGACCACTTTGGCTACACCACGGACATCCTGACCACCACCGGCTGCCTGGAGCCCACGGCAGAGGGTTACAAAAACCTGTGCTGGCTGGCCGCGCTGATGGCGGCCCAGGGGGAACTCCAGCGCCGCCGGATCGGCTACTCGGATCAGGAGATGCTGGAGGCTGAGGATCTCCGGGTTAATCTGCCACCCACCAGAGCCGCGGCCCTGCAGGAGGCGGTCATGGCCGCGCTGCAGGAGGGCTTCCGCCGGGAGACGGAGCCGGATGAGGCCCGCGAGGTCAATCTGGTACTCCAGGAGCGCGAAGAAGCCGAAAAAAAAAAGCAGGCTACACAGGACGCAGCGGATATCTTGCTGCAACAGCTTACCTCTGCCATTACCCGCCTGCTGAAGCCCTCCTCCTCACCCCAGGACAGTGGGCAGATATCCAACAATTCTTAACCCCGAAGGAGGCGACTGACGATGGCCGTCCGTGAGATAGGCGCCAAGCTGGTACTGGGCGGCGAGGCGGAATTTAATTCCGCCATGAAAAGCGTCAACAGTAACCTTAAGACGTTAAAATCCGACATGAACGCCTGCACGGCGGAATTTGACAGCAACGCAAGCTCATCCCAGGCGCTGGCTGCCAAGCAGCGCATCCTGGACGACGTTGCCGCCCAGCACGGCGCAAAGGTCGAGGCCCTGCGCAACCGGTACCAGCATCTGGTCACAACTCAGGGCGAGGAGTCCGCGGCGGCGGACAAGGCCAAACAGGCTCTTAACGCTGCCGTCGTTGCCCAGATCAAAGCCGTAAAGGCCGCCGACAAAAACCGCGAAGCTTTGGCGGCAGCGCAGAAAGAGGAAGGCCGCTTTGCCAAAGCCGCCGAGGTCGCAGGCCGTGCGGCAGACGTTGCCGCAAAGGGACTTGCAGGTCTGGCGAAAGCCGGGGAGAAGGTTGTCCTTACTACGGCCCGAAAATCTGTAGAAGGACTGGGATCTGCCACCAAAGCTCTCGGCTCCGGCATCGCAACCATGGCCAAGGGCACGGCGATCGCAACCACCGCCCTGGCCGGTGCCGGTGTCGCGGCGCTGGGGCTTATGACCTCCTACGCCAAGGAGGCCTCTGAGTCCGCCAAGGCAGCCAAAGAGGCAGGGGAAACGCTCACCCCCACCCAGCAGACCTGGCTTGACTTTTCCACCCAGCTGGACACGCTGGACGCCTCCGCGGCCTCCGCCAAGGCGGCGCTGGGCTCCGTGCTCCTGCCGGTGCTGTCGGACATGTCCACGGTTGGCGCGGAGTACCTGCAGGGATTTGCCTCTGAGATGGAGGCCGCCGCAGGCGATACCAAAAAGCAGGGGAAGATCATCTCCGACTATGTAGCCAAGGGTGCCCAAATCATCAAGGAGAAACTTCCGGAGTACGCGGCCACAGGCAAGGCTCTCCTGCAGGGCCTCGGCGAGGGCATGGCCGAAAACGGCCCGGAGATCCTGGACATCGGCATTAATCTGATCATGGATCTGCTGGACGGGCTGATCTCCGCCGCGCCCCAGGTTGGCGACGCCGCCGTCACCATTGCGGGCAAGCTGTTGGACACCCTGACAGAGCGTGGCCCGGATATGCTGGCGCGGGGCATGGACATGGTCGTCCAGCTGATCACCGGTCTGGCCCAGGCGGCCCCGAAGTTAGTCCCCCAGGCCATCAACCTTGTGACGCAGCTGCTGACCACGCTGCTGGAGCACGCGCCGGATCTGCTGCTGGCTGGCCTGCAGCTGATCCTCGGCATCATCTCCGGTCTGGCGGAAGGCTTGGGCAATATTAAATCTTCCGCCGGGGAGATCATCCAGACGGTCAAGGACGCGTTTGCCGAAAAAGCCGGTGAAATTAAGGATGCCGGTATGCAGATCGTCACCGGCATTTGGAATGGCATCTCCTCCGGCTACGACTGGATCACCGGGAAGCTCAAAGAGTGGCTTGACGATGTTGTCCAATTTATTAAGGACAAGCTGGGCATCCACTCCCCCTCCAAGGTTCTGGCCGATCAGGTCGGCGCATGGATGCCCCGGGGCATCTGGGCAGGCTTTGAGCAGGAGATGCCCGCCGTCAACCGCATGATCGCCAACAGCATCAATACCACCTTTGACCTGCCGGGCGTGCGCACTGGGCGCGCGTCTTCCGGCTCCGGCAGCTACGCCGTCGGCGGGAAGACGGTCAACCTGTATTTTAGCGCCAAGCAGATCACCCAGGCGGACATCTCCATGATCGTGGACACCGTCAACCGGGAGCTGGGAGGTGCCATTGCGTGAGACGGTTTTATTTCCAAAATTCGGCGGGCGAAAAATGGCCGCTGAACGGAGAGCGAGGCGTCTACCTCACTGCGCCCCAGGGGCTGGGCGCGACGCTCTCCCCGGTCTTTGCCGACCTGCAGTACGGCTTTTTTGAGCCGGTAGCAGACGCGGCGGAGCCCCAGAGCACCGTCACCGGGACGCTGGTCTTTGTCCGGCCCACTCCATACCAGACTTACAGGCAGCTGCTCCAGTGGATCGGCACAGAGGTCACCTTGTGCTATGTGCCCACTCCGGGCACAACGTACTACCGGGATTTATCCATCAATTACGTCCAAAAGGGCGAGCTGACGGAGATTGGCTGGCTGGAGTGCCCATTCAGTTTTTTCGCCACTGGCCCCTGGTATGTGGGTGACATCAGCACACTGCGCATCGGCTCGGACAGCAGCGACGGGACACCCAAGCGGTACGACTACGCCTATGCGGCCGACCTGCGGTACGGCTCCGACGCCGTCTACTCCCTGTCCGGCACGATCTACAACCGCGGGCAGCTGCCCGGCGTGGTGGATCTGGTCTATACCGGGGCCGTCGTCAATCCTCGCATCCGGCTCATCGGCGAGGTCACCGGCCGGGTATACGGCCTTTGCTCCGCCGAGGCATCTCTTGTCGACACCGACACGCTGCACTACACCAACGACTACCGGTCGGCAGTGCTGCAGCGCATTCCTGCGGACGGCGTGGTGGAGGATCTGCTGGACAGTCTGGATCTGTCCACGGATCCATTCTCCCGGCTGCCGGTGTCTGAGCCGGTGGTCATTGAGCTGGTCTCGGACACCGCCCTCACAGGGCAGGCCAGTGTTAAGGTCTACTCGTACTGGAGGACTGTGTAATGGATCTATACCTCAAATCCTTCTCCACCTTCCGGACGGTCGCCCGGTACACGGCCCTCAGCTGGGCCCTGGTGACGGACTCCCTGGACTACGAGACCAGCACCGTCACCGTGGCCGGTACAGATCTCAGCGCCGATCAGGCGGGCAGCTGGGCAATCATTAATGACCTGATTTACGGCATCCTGACCGTCAAGCCCCAGACAGACCGGACGCTGCTAACGCTGGTCTCCCCGCTGGACCTGATCACCCGGCGGCTCTACCCGCCGGAGCAATCCGAAGGGCAGACGGTCGGCGGATTTCTGGCCGACGCCGTTACAGACAATTACATCCTGGCAACCGACCCGGTCTACGCGATTCCCTATATCGTTGTGTCCAGTTTGGACACAACGGCATACGTCCCGCCGGAGGTGGACAATACCGGCTGCTACGCCCTGGCAGACTACGCCCGGCTGATGCGCAAGACCTACGGCGTGACCATGCGCTGGACATTTGACCGTGAGAAAATCTATCTGTCCATCCGCCTGCCCGCCAAGCAGCACCATAACGTGATCTTCGGCGGCGGCATCGCCCAGCTGATGCAGGCGGACTTTTCCAGCAGCGGCACGGCCAAAATCACGGCCGTGCTGTACGAGGACACCGGCGAGGTGGACGAGGCCGGTGAGAAGATCCAGCAGCGCATTACATCGGACTGGTATCTGGGCGAGGACGGCAACGTCTACGACTCCCCGCCTGCCCGCCGGGCGGCGGGGACCTGGAGCATCCTGTCCGTCACCAACAAGACGCCTATCCGGGATCAAGTCGCGGCATCTTTTGCCAAAAACAAATCCAACCACAAAATCGAGTTTTGGAGCGGACGACCCTACGCCGTAGGCGACGAGGCAACTTTTCGGGTGTACGGGCAGATCTTACAGTCTGCCATCTCCTACGCCCGGGTGACCTCTGAGGATAGCCGCACATACTACAAGTCCGGCGAGCTGGCCGTGACAGCCGCCGAAAAGCTGAAAGCGAGGTAAACAGTATGGCAGATTTTTCCGGCGTAACATTTGCAAAGCAAAACGTTACGCCTGCCGACGACGGCCTGATCCGCCGGGCACTGCTCAGCGACGGCATCCTGACCGGCTGCAATTTTAGCTACTCGGGCTATACCCTGAGCATGCGCGCTGGGGCCCTGATCGTCTGCGGCCGCCAGATCCGGCACCCCAGTGCCCAGAACTGGGCCGTAGTCGGCGCAAAGTCCGGCTATGCCCGGCTGGTGCTAGATATCGACCTGACAAAATCCAGCACAAAGGAGCTGTTTGAGCAGGTCTCCACCATCCTGGAGTATGCCACGGACGAGGCCGGATTTACGGAGCTGATCCAGGAGGATCTTAACGTCTCCGGCTCCCATTACCAGATTGCCCTCTGCGTGGTCTCTCTGGGGGAGGCTGGCATTACGGGCATCGTGTCCCAGTTGGACGCAGCCGCGGGAGGCGGTGGGGGAAATTTTAACGTGGTTGGCGGCCTGACCCAGCCGACCAGCCCAAAAAACAATACGATCTGGGTCCGCACAAATGTCACGATTACATCATACCATATCTCCCCCACCCAGCCGGTAGCACCAAGCGAAGGGCTTGTATGGATCAAGACCGGCGACTCCGGCACTGGGCTGACCGCCGGAGGAAAAAACACGCTGACGATCTATCCCCAAGTTGCCATGATATACAGCGGCGATGCTTGGCAGAGCTTGCTTGGTGCCGTCTATAAGGACAAGACCTGGACGCAGTTCGGGGAGCTGGCCCTGTACAAAAACGGCGTTTTTGGCGTAACGCATACGGAGATGGTGGCCAACGGATCTGTTGTATATGCTGACGCATACTACAGCGCCAAGACCAAGGGGCAGAACCTTGTGTGCGAGTCTTATGTCGTTTTTGGGCCCGTCTCTCTGGATGGGCTCGGCACGATTACAATGCGTGCCCAGAAGAACGATACGCAGCAAAATACTACGTTTGCACTGGTGGTCGCACAGTCGCCCACTGCTGGTCGTGACGGAGCCGCGCAGAAAACCGAGCAAAACGTCACCAAAAACAACGAGACTACGGTATCGCTCGACGTCAGCGCTCTCTCCGGCGATGGCTGGTATGTCTACGCTGGCACCAATACCATCGGCGCCAAGTGGGCAAACGCCCGTACTGTGGACGTGTATGAGGTTACCATTGCATCGTAATCGGTGCAAAAATTATGAGGAGGAATAACACATGGCAAAAGTAGACAGCAAGCTGGCCGCGGAATTTTTGGCCAGTCCGCATTATCGGAAGGGGCGGGATCATCCGCTGACACGGGTGACCATCCACCATGCCGTTATGGTGGGCAACGCCCGGATGGTGGCCGCGTCCTTCCGGGGTACGCGGAATGCGTCCGCAACCTACGCAATCGGCACAGATGGCAGCATTGTGCAGTGCGTGTCGGAAGCAGACACCCCCTGGACGTCCAACAGCCACGACAATGACACACGTGCAATCACCATCGAGGTGGCCAACAGCTCCCGGGTGGACCCCTGGCCCATCAGTGCAGAGACCATGGAGGCCCTGATCCGGCTTCTGGTGGACATCTGTCAGCGCAATTCCGGTATTGGCCGCCTGCGGTACACCGGCGATACAAGCGGAAATCTGACCATGCACCGGTGGTTCCACAATACGCAGTGCCCGGGGACGTATCTGGCAGAGCGCTTTGAGCAGATCGCCGCGGAGGTCAACAAGCGGCTGGACGCTGACAAGGCACCGCAGGTTACCACCGTGTACGACCTGACGGCCTCCGGACTGCCGGAAACGCTGGCCGAACAGGTTGTAGCCGAACTGAAAGCTGCGGGCTACAGCGCCGTGCTGACGGCCCGAGAGATCAAGCAGGAGCAGCCGGTCACACCCACGGAGCCGACTGGCTATCACAGCATTGCGGGTGCGTCTGTGGCAACGGCGGAGCAGATGGTGACTTACATCAAGACCAGACGGCCCGATGTGGAGCAGTCTGTTATTGACATGATCCCCCTGTACCTCAGCGAGGGCAAGGTTGAGGGCATTGCCGGGGATATCGCCTTTGCGCAGAGCTGCATCGAGACCGGCAATTTTGCGTTCCCGGCCGAGACCTGTGCCGTGACGCTGGCGCAGAACAACTTTGCCATGATGGGCGTGACCGCAACCTTTGCCAAAGGCGAGAGCTTCTCCACACCCCAGATTGGTATCCGGGCGCAAATCCAGCACCTCAAGGCCTACGCCAACAGCGACCCCCTGGGAGGGGAATGCGTTGACCCCAGATTCCACCTGGTTTCCCGCGGCTCCGCTCCCTACGTGGAGTGGCTTGGCCAGCAGGAAAACCCAAATGGCAAGGGCTGGGCCACGGCCAAGGGCTATGGTGCCAGAATCCTGGCCGTGCTGGCAGACATCCGCGGCACCAAGGCCGCCGAAGATCAGCCGGCCGAAGACAAGCCCGCAGCGGACACGCTGGCCATCGGAGACCTTGTGACCATGCAGGGGGGTGCCCCGATCTACGGGCGGAATAAGGAGTTTGCCGCCTGGGTGTACTCCAAGCAGCTCTATGTCCGCGCCATTGCCGGTGACCGGATCACCGTGAGCATTTACCGCTCCGGAGCCATTACGGGCACCGTGCATCGTCAGTACCTGACCAAGGTCTAAGGAGGCAGCAGTGGAAACGATTATCGCATCTATTATCTCCGCCGTACTGACCGGCGGGCTGACGCTGGTCGGCGTCATGATCTCCAACAACAAGGCCCAGGCGGTCATGGAGACCCGTGTCAACGAGTTGACACGTGAAGTCCGGGAACACAACAATTTTGCCAAGCGAATGCCGGTGGTGGAGGAGCAGATCAAAGTCATCAACCACCGCATCGAGGATCTGGAAGGATTCCACAAGCCGAATTAAATTTTTGAGGAGGAAAAAACAATGGAATTTTTGAGCACCTACATCGTCCCTGTCATCGTTGGCCTGTGCCTGGTGGTGGGGTATCTGATCAAGCACCTGACCAGCGCGGACAATCGCTGGATTCCCGTCATTGTCGCCGTGCTGGGTGTGGCCCTGGCTGTATGGATCAACTGGCCCAGGATCACGCCGGAGGTGATCCTGGGCGGAGCTGTCTCCGGCCTGGCCTCCACCGGCCTGCATCAGGTCTTTGCGCAGTGGATCGACAAGGGCGACATCATGCCCGGGAGCTGAGCCATGGCGCAGCAGGTGCCGTGGGATCAGCAGATCCTGGATGAGTTTATCCGGCGGGCGCTGCTGTCCGAGGAGGATCAATGGCTGATGCGCAGCCGGATCGGCGGCATGAGCCGGAGCCAGCAGGCGGAGCACCTGGGGCTCAGCGAGCGCAGCGTAGACCGGCGTATCCGCCGGCTGAAATCCAAGTATGACCACGTTCAGCCCGGCTCTTCGGTCCTGCCCCCTCGGCGGGGGCGGGCCTCCGACACCTGGACCATGGCGCAATAGTGTCGGTTTCTTGACGGCTAAACGGCAGTTTGGCCGTCATTTTTTGTGCTACGATAATGGCGCAAGGAGGGATGCGCTATGGCATGGCAGCAAAATCAATGGGGGCAGCCCCAGGGAGGCTATGGATATGGGCAGATGGGCGGATACCAGCAGCCCCAGCCCCGGCAGCAGTCCAATGTAGACTGGATCAGAGTGCCCAACATCCAGGACATCGACCAGGTTACCGTCCAGGCCGGGCAGACCGCCTGGATCATGGCCCAAAACGCCAATGTCTTCGCCGTGCGGATGGCCGATCAGATGGGCATCGTAACAACCCGGTATTTCCGTTTTGATGCCTGGGACCCCGCCGCGGCGGAAAGCCAGCGGCAGGCAAGCATTGAGGACAGACTGAGCAGATTGGAGGCGATGGTCAATGGGGCGCAATCCATTAATGGACGTTTTGAGTCCGCAGCCGTCCCGGCCGAGCCCGTCTAGGGGCGGCTTCGGCGGGCTGGGGGACATCATGGGGCTGGTAACGCAATTTCGACAGTTTGCCCAGACAATGACGCCGGATAAGGCGGAAGCGGAAATTGCCAAGCTGTTGTCCTCCGGGCAGATGACACGGGAGCAGTTCCAAGAGCTCAGGGAAAACGCAAAATTTATTCTTAAATTTCTGAAATAACCCGGGTGCGCACGGTTTATTTATAATTTTTTTGGAAGGAGAATTTTATGGACTATAGCTTATCTGATCTCAAGGCCATTATGGGCGACAGCAACGGGACTTTCGGCGGCGGTGGACTGCTGCTGGTGGTGATTCTGTTCCTGTTTTTCGTGATGTTCCGGGGTGGCTGGGGTAACCAGGGCGATTATGGCCAGTACGCCACGGCTGCGACCCAGCAGGAGATCCTGTACGGCCAGCAGTTTGGCCAGATCAACGACCGCCTGACCAACATCGGCAACGGCATCTGCAATCTCGGCTACGAGATGCAGGGCAACATCGGCCAGCTGGGCAAGGAGATGGCACTGGCCCAGAATGGCACCAACATGACCATCATGCAGACCGGCAACGGCATCCAGGCCCAGCTGGCAGACTGCTGCTGCAAGACCCAGCGGGCAATCGACAGCGTCAACGCCAACATCGAGGCCAAGTTTGCGGCACTGGAAAAGTCCCAGCTGGAGCAGCGCATCGCGGAGCAGTCCGCTCGCATCGCATCTCTGGAGATGGACAACCGGATGTATGGGATTGTCCGTTATCCCAACGGTTACACCTATACCGCAGGTCCCAGCCCCTTCTGCGGCGGCTGCTGCGCCGCGTAAATTCCTCACCACGCTATAACAGCGTAGCCCCCGCGGCAAGCGCTGCGGGGGCGTTTTGAACGAAAGGAGTATCTTATGGCATGTAATTGCGGCCGCAAATCCGCGGCACAGAAATACAATTATACCACCCAGGCCCTGACTGCCACGCCGGCACCGCTTAACATGGGCGCTTCTGCCGGTCTGCCGTCCGGCCCGTCCATCGTGGACCGTGGGAACAATTTGGGCGTAGGCCGGACCGGTCTCTACCGGATCACGGCGCAGGCAATCCTCGCCGTCACCACGGCGGGCACGGTCAACCTGCAAGCATACTATGACGGCGTTCCCATTACGGCAGCCCGGAAATCTCGGCCTGCCGTCGTCGGCAGCACGGAGATCACCCTTGACAACCTTGTCTATATGGTTGTCCCCGACAGCTGCGGCTGCAACGATGTAACGCTGCAGGTCGATGTCTACGCCTGGACTGATGACAGCGCAGCGGCTACAGTCTCCAGCCTCACGGTCAACCTGATCAAGGAGGCCTGATGGGCGCCCCCGGCAAGCTCATGGATCTTTGCTGGGATGAGATCCATGACGCTCAAAAATACGCCCTCCTGGCCAACCAATACAAATGCACCAACCGAGAGCTGGCGGACCTGTTTTTCAAGCTCTCCGGGGAGGAGATGGACCACATGGCCAGACTACAGGCCATGGCCTTCCGGCTGCTGGATCAGGAGCGCAACGCCGGCCGCGACGCCGACGGCAAGATCCAGGCAGTTGTCGAGCACCTGCATTGCCGCAATCTGGACGCTGCTGCCGATGTCGGTATCATGCAGGGACTGTATCGCAAATAATGAGGGCAGGCCCTCCCGTTTTTTAGCGGGAGGGCCTGCTGGCTGTGAACCGGTATAGACCGGCAATACATACGACCTCCGTGGTGGAGGTTCGTATAACGGTCGTTGGTGGAGCCGAGGGGAATCGAACCCCTGTCCGAAAGCAACTTGGAAAGAGCTTCTCCGGGCGCAGTTTGTTATTTACATTCCCTCATCCCGGCGAGAGCAAACACCCTACGGGAGTCAGTAG